GGAACCACTTCAAGGGATACATCGGTCAAGAAGGACGGCATTGCCTCCCTCAAATTGGTGATGACGGACTCTGGAGGTAGTGGTCAGGTTGTAGAGCGCAACCAGGTTCTTGCCGATGTAGATGCAGGAGAGGTCTGGTCTTTTCAATGTTGGGTTCGGGTGGATGCCCTGTCGAATGCCAAGGTAGTTATGGAGTTGGACTACAACACGGGAACCGATGTTGAGGTTGCAACCACAACCGTTAATGCCAGTTCATTCGTTAAATTGACAGCCAATAATAACACCGTCCCAGGGAGCGTGACCCAGGTGACGCTACGACTCCGCTTGGAAGCTACTGCGGCAGATGCGACAGGGACTGTTTATATAGATAATGTGATTGCTGTGTTGGCATCTGCTGTTCCTGTGGCGTGGGCGAGTAGTCATACCCTGGGCAATCATTCCGAGGATTCATCCCAAGCCCAGACAAACTATATAGACGTTCAGGATATCCCAGGTGATGTACCTGCACTCTTACAGGTAAGGGTTCTGGAGAACGACAGTCACGATGAATTCTGGCTAGGTGCAAGACACGCAAGTCGACAACATGATGCCCTGAGTATCCTGACATTTGATGGGGTAGACGGTACAGCGGCGGCAACGAATACGGCGGCAAACTTTACAGCTACAGCCGCAGATACAAACCTGTCCGATGCAGGTGCGCTCGGTAATACCCAACGGCTCTCCACATATTTGGAGTCGGGGGGTAGTCCTAGAGCAATGACGAATGCAGTATTATTCAAGCATACCTGGACAATAGCGACCCCACCTCATGGAACATACAGGGTTCTGCTTGCGTGTAGGGTTCGGAACGGGGTAGGTAGTTCAGCAACGCAATCATGGGATGCCAATAAGTTTAAGTTCGGGTTGAATTATACTTATGGGGGTTATAGCCTTCTGGATACTACATCGCCAGACACTACATCATTTGTGGCAAAAACGACTGCGACCTTGGCAGGAGGTGTTTATTCTGCTGATGAACTTCTGGACTTGGGAACCCTAACCATTCCACCAGTAGCAACCCCAGACAACCAGACCGAGGCAAGCCTTGATTTAATTGTCCACGAATACCATACCGACACAACGACTATTCAAGCGGCTCAAGAGTTGTACTGGCTGATTGATTGGGTTGCCCTTATGCCTATTGATTACGGTTCCATCTATGTTAGTAAAACAGATGCCGCTAATGTTCTCCTGATAGATTCCATGTCCAAGGTTAAGGGCTTATATATTATGAATGCCTCGGACGTGGTGCAGTCATTCCCGACCAACCAGTTGGGCCGTGCGCCAGAAGCGCACCCGAAGGGAACCAGGATATTCATGGTTGGCCAGGACTCCAATTATGACGGCACGGAAACCTTCACAGTCAGCATCACATACAGGCCACGATTCCTGTATGTCATGGGGGCATAATGCCATTACACCCGCTCCTCCAGATAAGGCTCTACGACAATGATCTGACAAGTCCAACCCTGATTGAGGACTTAACAGAACGGGTTATGGGGTTAAAGTTTGGCACGGCTTTGAATGGGGGTTTCAAGTTTTGCACCTTCACCCTGGCAACTGGCATCGGGGCGGCGTGGAACTGGTTAAGCCGTGAAGGGAAGAAGGGGTATCACTTCAACCGCATTGCAATCCATGAGGAGCAGACCCTGGTATGGGAGGGGCGTATTACTGATATAACCTTACAGGTTGCAAGCGGCAACCAGTTTCTCGGCGTAACTGCACAAGGTTACTGGGGGGCTACTCATGACCAGTATTATTCCGATGATGATGGTAGCCGCACCGACTGGACAAGCGGGTCGGGTCACCAAATTGATGACATTATTAAAGAGGTCTTGACCGCCGAATGCCCAGACATAAACAGTGACCAGACCAACATAGCGGCGGGGAGTCGTGACTTGGTTGGCATTAACCTGTCGGCCAGAGCATACCCGCAAGACATAATCAACAACCTGACAAGTCTATCTGATGATGATGGGGCTGTCTGGTTCTTTGCGATCTGGGATAACCGAGTGCCGTATCTGTTCAAGAGGGTGGCTACTCAGATTGACTGGTATGTCTGGCTCGAAGATTTGGGAGACTTACGACTGCAACAATCGGCGGTGCAGTTACGCAATGCAATCATCCCCACGGTTGGCGGTACAGAGGGAACAGTTCAGACCGATACCACAAGCCTTGCCCTGTATCCAAGAAGGGAATTACAGGTGGCTTTGCAAGCAGGGTCGAATGCCAACACCCAGGCCGATGCCGCAGGGATGGCGGTAGTTGAGAGGGCATTGCCAAGACAACAACAATCGTTCTCAGTATCGGGACGCATATACCGCACGTCAGGCGATACAGGGGGCAGACTAGAACAGACCCCATTGTGGCGGGTTCGGGCGGGTGAGGTTATCAGGATACAGGACTTGGTTCCAAGTAGTGCCGCTACCCCAGGGCTAGACGATGTAAGAACCTTCTACATCATGGAAACCTCTTACGATGCAGATACGAATGTTTTAACAATTCAACCCGACAGGCGTAGCCGCCGTCTGTCTGATATAGTTGCACGATCAGGCAATGTCGAACAATAGATGGAGGAAATATGTTAGCGTTATTGATGAAGTTTTTACCTGCGGATAAGAGGGCATTACTGGCATTGGCTCTCAGGATGGTTGCTAGTCTGGACACGGCACAAGAACGGCAGGCGGTTGCTGATTATGGTTTGGAAATGTTAGCCGATGGGAAGATCACGATTACTGAGTGGAGTGCTTTTGGTAAGCGTTTGGGCGTGTTCAAATTAGAGGAGAAGAGCAATGGTAGGTAAATTGCGTCCCCAGATCATGGCGGCTATACTATGTGGAACCGTCTTCGGTATTGTTGGTATGTGGATTGGAATGGAGATGGGTGCAACTGAGGTTGTCACGGCTGTGATCGGTAGTGTATTTGGATTTCTTGGAGGAGTCTCGCTAAAAGTTTTAGAGCAGGAGTAATGCCATATGGATAATAATTTTAGCATTGGCTTTGTTACCTCGTTGGAGTTTGCATGGTGGGGCTTCCTGCGTTCACCTGGTGCGGCTTATTACAAGGCCCGTCGATATCGGGATTGGTTACTGACAACCGTGGAAATGCTCCAGACAGAATCTCAGAAGTGGAGAACTGCGTTCACAATTGCTCGCTTACCCTACAGTGCCTTAATTAAAATGGGAGTATCGCCGAACATGGCCATATCTTTGATTATAGGCGGCTCTGCTGTTGGTGGTGGAGTTGTAGTAGCAGAGGTTATGGAACCACCGTCATTCTCTGCGGGTCATCCAGGGATTTACGATGCTCCGTCGGACGCTCCGGTATTTTTTGAAGAGAAATTCAATACTCTTAGGGTAGACCTTGGGGCTACAGCGGTGGGCAATATAACTATTACCGACACCACCCTAGGCACCGCGTTTACTGGATCATCTTTGCCGTCGGGAGAAACCGCACCAATCGTGATCGGAGGCAAGGCCGCAGTTGTTGACCCAGCCTTCTCTGAAACCTTCCTTGAAACTTCCTATCTACTGGTGGATAGGTGGCGATGCGAGTCTTTAATAATTACCAACTCAGAAGCCAATAAGCTAATAGTGACTGGCATGGTCAGCGATGGGCACAGTTTTAGCGCCGTTCCGGCGGTCGTGCGGATGAGAGCGGTCAACGGTGGAGTCCGGGCGGCTGATATGTCTTCGCAAAATTCGTACTTTGACCAATTGCGAATTCAGTCAACAACGTCTGGAGTGAATGGGAAAGTTGATGTCCTGACTCTGAGCAACATATATTCGCGTGGAGGTGCCTGTCTCATTGATCGTGTTCTTGCTAATGTCATAGAAATTAGGATGTCAGAAATCGGGGGCGATTCCGATTTAAGCACGAAGGCACTTCAAATTGCAGATTCTGTAGTTTATTCCACAGCGGAGTTCAACGGCAACGTTGAGGTATCTATGGCAGTACCTGCGATATAGTAGAATCATGAAGAAAAACCCAAAGAAATGTGTTCACCGCCATGTTGATGGCAAAAGGTGCGATGGAAAGAGGGCCAAGCCCACCCT